GCATTGGTAGTGGCAATGGTCACATCCCCGATCGCCGCACCAGACAGCTTCACATCCCCGGTCAGGTTGGTCATGATGGAGCGCAGGGAAGTACCTGCCTGGGAAGCCTTGATGCCGGCATTTCCCATCAGGCCGATGGCTTCCGCCGTATCCTCAACCGAGAATCCCAAAGCCCCTGCAACCGGCGCACAGTACTTAAACGTCTCACCCATCATGGACACATTGGTATTGGCATTACTGGAAGCAGCCGCCAGCACATCTGCAAAATGTCCTGAATCCTCCGCAGTCAGCCCAAAAGCAGTCAGCGCATCTGTCACAATGTCAGAAGTCGTTGCAAGGTCTTCCCCGGATGCCGCAGCCAGATACATAATGCCTTCTATACCAGACAGCATATCCTCCGTCTTCCATCCGGCCATCGCCATGTAATTCATGGCATCCGCTGCCTCAGTCGCAGAAAACTTCGTTTTGGCACCCATCTCCCTGGCCTTGTCCCTGAGCTTATCAAAATCAGATCCCGTTGCCCCGGACACAGCCGCCACCCTGCTCATCGCAGAGTCAAAATCAGCGGCAGTTTTCACCGCCACCGTTCCAAGCCCTGTCACCACTCCCGTCACAGGAAGCAGCTTCTGCCCAACAGAAGAAATCTTGTTTCCAACCGTCTGCAGCTTTTCACCGGTTGCCCCGATTTTCTGCAGGGCAGTCGCAGACTGGTTCGCCTGCTCTTCCAGACTCCGCAGTCTCTGTTCCGTCTCAACAATCTCCCTCTGCAGGGCATCATACTGGTCCTGGGAAATCGTCCCGTTCCGCAGTGCCTCATCCGCCTGCTGCTGCGCAGTCTTCAAAGTCTCCAGCTTCTCCCTGGTCTCAGAAACCGCCTGTGCCAGCAGCCTGTGCTTCTGCGCGATCAGCTCCGTATTCCCCGGATCCAGCTTCAGAAGCTTCTCCACATCCCTCAGCTGGCTCTGCGTATTCCTGATCTCCGTATTAACCCCTTTCAGGGCAGTCTGCAATTTCGTGGTATCGCCGCCAATCTCGACAGTGATCCCCTTAATTCTGTTCCCTGCCATACGGCTCACCCCCTAAATCCCATAATAAAGGCACAAAAAAAGCACCTGCCATCCTGACAAATGCTTTCATCATTATTTTTATTTTTTTCTTTCCTGAAACCTGGAACTTTAAATATGCTTTATAAGTTTTTTCCAATATTTTCAAGTTCTTTTATAGAATCCTTGTTTTTTGCAAGTTCATCACTGGCTGTTGCATAATATGATTTTTGGAAAATCATATCCCATGAAAGATATTTCGCCATGCAGTCGAACTGTTTGTCAATTAACTCATACTGGATACTATCCACCGGGGATCCTCCCACAACGATTGTTCCAACTTTTTTATTTTTCAGCTGCAAACCGCGGCAGTAGCACTTATCAATGATAAGTTTCAACTGCGCAGACATTCCCCACCAATATACCGGAGTAGCAAAAAGAATCACATCTGCAGCAGTAATTTTATCAATCGTGGGATTTGTATCATCCTGATCAATACATCCTTTATAACATTGACAGGCCCCACATCCCTTACAAGGTGCTATATGAAGTCTGTCTGGTTGGATGATTTCAATCTCATTCTTTTCTGATGCCCCTTTTATAAATGCGTCAATCGCCGTCAGCGTGTTTCCCCTTCTGGCACTTCCGTTAATAATCACAATTTTCATGTATGTTTCCTCCAGCTTCTGATTTCATGAAATCATTATACCTTTTTTCGCTTATCCTGTCATCACATTTCATCAGATCAGAACCTGTCAAAATCCTCCTGTGTGGCAACCTGTCTCCATCCTTTGTACTCATCATTCCTGCTCTCCACAAACATATCATTCACCATCCCGATAGTCAGCAGATCCAGATCCCGGATGGAAATCCCCAGCTGCACACACCGGAGAAGAAACAGAGGAGTTGTCATTTCACGGTCTGTTGCATGAAGTTTTTTTAGCCTCCACATCCGTCCTGATGTTCATCCCCCACAGCTCGATCAGCTTCGGCAGAACCTGATAAATACTAAATGTGTTAAACTCATCCAGCCAGTCCTCCGGATTATCCGGGATAGACGGATCCGCATGTTTCGCCATCACATACGCAATGTTCTCAAACATCTCAAGTGAAAACATATCCAGTGAGGACTTTTCCGGATCCCCGTCCCCGATACTCTTTTCCAGAACAGATAAATCCTTGTAGATATCCCTCTGGAACTTAATCCTGTAAATACGCAGAATGGCGGCAGAAGCCTTAAAAACAACCGCCTTCCCGTCAATCTCAATCTTCTTCATCATGCTCATATCCGAATCCCCCTCAGCTCAGTGCTTTTCCATTTCCTGAAGCATCCACAACAGACTTTCCACTATCAGATGCCTGCAAAGAAACCGGATCCGCGGCTGGCAGATACACCGACTTATACCAGTCTGCATAAACAGTTGCATCCGTAGTATTCCCTGTCTTTGCCTTCACCTTTCCATCCGACAGTGGCGTGGCTTTAATGGTCAGTGTTTCCGTCTGCACTTCCTTCTTCTCCTCATTGGTCTTGCCTTCAATCTTCGGACGGGAAGCCGAACAGTTATACATTACATGGCGGATATGGCGCACATCCCCGTCAAACTCAAAAAGCAGGGCAAACAGTGCCAGTTCTGCATCCGAGTTTTCAATCAGAACGCCCTTGGCATCCAGTTTTTCTCTCAGCACATCCGTTCGGAAACTCTCCGGAATCAGTGCAAGCTCCAGATCCCCGTCATAGCCCATATTGTTGTTGATTACATAGTACGCAATGCCATCCGCATAAAAATTCTCCGGTTCCCCGTTGGCATCCAGGGACAGTGATACAGCGCCCGGAAGCGGCACCTGCGCTGCATAGGACACCGCCCCGTCCTCTCCAACCGTCAGTAAAGCGTAATGCGCATTTTTCAGATTATACTTCACCTTGTTATTCTTATCAGACATAATATCCCTCCATCATTTAACAATTCATTACAGTTCCATACTGTACAGCACCTCATACAGCTTTTCGCTCTGGATCCAGACCTCCGACTTATTATAAAAAATCCCGGCATCATCCAGAACTGTTTCCATCAGGGCTTCTGCCCCGGGATCCTTCCTGTCCGTGTAAAGCTCTATCCTTACTTCACTGATCCGGAAATATACCCGTCCGTCTGCCGAAAAATTATCACTGCCGGGAAGCAGATAACAGATAAACGGCGTATCCGGGCTTTCACCTTCTGCAAAATGATCATAGGCAAAAGGAAAACCAATCTCTTCCAGCATCCCTGCCAGTTCTTCCAGTGTCATGTGCTTTCACCTCCCGCCATCACCTCAGTGCCTTCTCCACTTCCCGTTCCAGAGTCTGCGCAGTCCGTTCCTCCGCAGGCGCAATATGGGGAAATGCCCTTGTCCTGCCGCCTTTTCTCAGCGCATGGCCGAACTCCAGCAGATGGGCCAGCTGGTACCTGTTCCTGGAATACACCACGATTTCCATCGCATTGGCAGTTTCCTTCGTGGTCTTCGCCGCCCAGCTTTTTGCATAGGCACCGGTCTTCACAGGGGCATTCTCCTGGATATCCTTCCTTGCCTGTGTCCCTGCCTTCTTTACCGCCTTTTTCATATCATCCTCTGTTTCTTTCGCTTTACCATTACCGGCAACAATCCTGCTCCGCGAAGATGGCGTAAGCCCAAACTCTGATGACGCCTGCAGCATCAACTTCTGATTCGTATTTGCAATTCCAACCCAAGGTGTCTGCTGCTGATATCCTTTATCAGTTTCAAATGTCGAGCCAACAGAAGTAATATGCTCCTGAGCCTCCTTCCATCTTGCATATGACTGACAATATGCAGCAAACGCCGCCATATCAACTTCAGTAAGAACACCCATCTGATTCATCAACTTCGCCAAGCGTTCCCATTCCTTCTTCGCTTCTGGCATTAACCAATCAGAACAAGCAGGCATTCCTTTTGCTGGAACTGGCTCTTTCGTATTCAATTTTCTCTTACCTGGATTACCTTCCAGCTTCTTCACAGCTGTAGGCTTTGGCTTTCTTCCCGCCATCGAAATCCCTCCTTTCTCAAGTTCCAATATTTTCTATTGTCAAAACCATTATTTCTACATATAATAATTAAGAACACGAAGCAAATAGTGTTCCTCAAAAACTCGTTTTCTGTTGACTACGAGTATTTTTGTGATATAATGAAGTTAGAGGATAGTGGCGTTGACCAGCTATCGTGGTGTTGAAGCAATTGACTGTGTCGGCATGCAGCCGGTTGTGGAGCCTGACCTTGGGTTATGCGATAACCTCAAACCGAATAGGTTCTTCGGAACTGAATGAAAACGCTTTTTAAGGGCCTTGCATTGGCAGGGTCCTTTATTTTTTGCAAAGGACAAGGTATAATATGGATCTATTACAACAGTCTGCACAAGCCTGGAAAGAAATAACTGAATATAGATATTTGTTTACATATGGCTATAAGAAACAGCTGTATCCAATTAATCTCACCTTTTCTCTGGAAGATTATCCGCATTTAGCTGGCTTCCAGTATATGAAAGATATCTCACTTCCCAATTATTCTTCTTCCAAAATTGCTGATAGAATTCTTGAGGGTAAAATACTATTTGAAAAAGTTCAAAAAGCAGCCCAGTACGAGGAGATGATAAAACCTCGACTTGAAGCTTTAGTTCACTTGAAAGAATCCCTTGATAACAAATTTAATTTATATTCATACATGCCACGCATGTATCCTTTCATCACAGGCATTAAAGCAGATTATTTAATATCCAGCCATTTTAGTGTTGATAATTTCATCTTTATCATCAAGGCAAATGCGCAAGGTGAATTAAAATGTGATTTTCTTTGTTGCTCCATTTTCGAAAGAGGTGATCGCGATTATGAAACAAATCAAAAAGCTCGAACACTGATGAAGAAAGAACGAATACATATTCCTTCTAACACCACCGATATTCTATTGGATCGCTTATCAGCTCAAACAAGGCCAGAAGACAAAACTACTGATCCTTCAGATAATACAGAAGCAAAATCCGATATTTCACAATAGTACCACTTTCTTTGGGAGGTGGTTTTTTTCTGCTATCCCCCCTATTCAATTTTGCGACTGCACACGCAAGACCCACCCGCCGTTCTATGGTGAGCCGGTCTACAGAGATTTTGATACCCCCTACCGGTCATGCCAACGATCCCCACGCTTCGCATGGATCTGTGAATGACACGACTTACACAACGCAATCAGATTGCTCCGGTCATGTGTGCCGCCTTCACTCAAAGGAAGCTTGTGGTGAATCTCCTCCACTGGAGCCAGAACTCCTCGCTCGTAGCACTTCTCACAGAACGGATGCCCTGCAGCATACTTATCACGAATCCTTTTCCATGCACGATCATATCTTCTCTTCGCATTTTTATCTCTTCCGTATTTCTCATAATCACTATTCACTTTTTTCGCATGCTCTGCACAGTACCGCCCTGTCACTAACGCAGGACAGCCTGGATAAGCACACGGTTTCTTCGGCTTGCTAGGCACAGTTACACTTCCTTCCATGCACTCGAAACAAATTTTCTCATTGTCGCGACATTCGTCAAATGTCTGCTCATGCAAGCATGGCAGCTACTTTCCTCATTACTCATGCAAAAAAGCCCCGGGAAAATTTCTTCTCTCAAGGCTCTGTTCTGTGATACACTTTCGACACTATCATAATAACATATATGCTTCTGCCACGTTGTGACAAGGTGTGCCAACCTTATTCCGGTACGACAAAATTATTTAATGCTGATGCATGGATACGATGTACTGTTCTATAAGAAACATTCAGCTCATAGGAAATATCTTCCCAGCTTTCATTTTTAAGATAACGATATTTAAGAAGAAGCCTTTCCTCTGAATTCTCCATCATTTCAATCGCTGTATTGATTTCTGAGCGAAGATCTACCAATCTATTAATCTTACCATCAATCTTCTTCTCATACTCCCATATCTTCTCAATAGTTTTAATAAATGGAGCCTCCAGATTTATGTTAGGATTCGTACCAATCTTTTCCCCATAGCTACATCCCTGAATGGTGCCACGCATCTCCCGAAGCTGTTCCAGTTCCTTAACCTCAACTTGTATCTGCTTATCCAAAAGATACGCCTGCTTCAAATACTCTTTTGCTGTCATATGCTACCTCCGATAAAATAAAAATTTCCCTCGGATTTACTCTGATTGTCTTATTTCATCCTGAAGCCTTCTTATCAAAAACTCTCCATCCACTGAAGCCAGTTGCTGATATCACGGACTTCTGAAGAATTTCTCTATCCGCAAAACCTCATCCATTGCTGTCTTGCTTCCCTGATTACGCTTTACCCTTTTGAGTGCGGCTCTATAATCAGAAACCGCACTAAGAATAATAGCATTGGCAAGATGTTCATATGGATCTTCTGCTAAATTCTTACCTACCATGCGTTACCCTCGCTTTTACAGCAGCAATCAATCTGCTTTGTGTCATATCCTTATTGGCCAATGCTTTCATGACATCTTCATCTATCGTTCCTGCAGTAATAATATGCTGGACCACAACAGTCTCAGCCGACTGTCCCTGCCTCCACAATCTGGCCACTGTCTGCTGATACAGTTCCAGGCTCCAGGTAAGTCCAAACCAGATTAAGATATTTCCGCCTGACTGCAGATTGAGACCATGCCCTGCTGATGCAGGATGAATCAGAGCCACCGGCAGTTCTCCTCTATTCCATTTACGGATACACTGGATTAAAAATTCCATGCTCCCTTACACTGGCAACCATGTCTTCCAAACGATCTCCTTCGTACAGATGAAATGGATGATCATGGAAAGGCCGGATTTTCTTTATCGAAAGCATCCTCAATCCGCCAGCTGCCGTTTTTTCCTCGATATCATCCATTAACAGGTCCACTGCGTCACCAAATACTTTTCTTCTATTATTAACCTTCAT